TGCCGATGATCGCGTCGAGGTCGGCCTGGGTGGCCGGCGGGACGTAGGCCTTGGCGCCCTCGTCGCCGCCCTCGGGGTTGTCGAGATCGGGCATCGCTGCTACCTCCTAGTGACCGCGTGTTGACCGCCACGCGTGGGCGTACCCCCGCACGAGCGCGGGGAGGTCAGTGGGTGACGTACTCGGCGATCGCGCGCTGGATGAGCGCGTTGTGCTGCGCGAGACGTTCGACGGCGCGCTGGTCGCCGCGGGCTGCCGCCAGACGCCACGCCGTGGTGCGCACGGAGGCCTCGTAGAGCTTCACGTCGACCTCGGGGGCATCGGGGTCCCAGTCCGGGACGGCCGCACAGTTGCACTCCCCGCCAGTGGCACCGCCGTGCGCCGCGAAGTGCACGGTGTGCTCCTTGTAGACCGCACCGCGCCCGGCGAGCAGCACGCAGAAGTCGCAGGCGCCGGCGCGGGTGATCCGCCGCCACCCGCTCGCGCGCGGGTCCCGGTCGGCGGACGTCGTGACGGTCTGCCGAGCGGCGGCCAGGACGTACTTCTCGGTGGTGCCGAGCAGGACACCCAGGGCGGCCGTGGGGGTGTCGGTGAACAGCGAGCCGGCCGCACGACGCACGGTGCCCTCGACGCCGTCGAGGTACGGCGAGGGCTGCGCCAGGGCCCGGAACCGTCCTGGGACGTTCTCCGCGGCGCGCAGCTCGTCGTACCAGTCGGCGGCCATCGCGGCGGCCGAGTCGCCGTACTTCTCGACCAGGTAGGGCACGAACTCGAGCAGCGCGTCCCGCGCGGCCTCGGGGCGCGAGAGGTTCAGGTAGTCGAAGAACGCCGTCAGCTCGCGGCGCACGAGCTTGCGGACGGCGATCTGGACCTGCCGGAGCCGCTCAGCGTCAGCCGGCGAGACCACCGGTGCCGCCCTGCCGGGCCGCGGCGAGCAGCGCGTCGATCGTGGCGGTGCCGCGCGCCCGGCGCCGCTCGGACTGGAACCGCTCGATCTGCTGCGGGGTCAGGCCGAGCAGCTCGAGCCCGACCTCGGTCTGCGCGAGCTCGGGGACCGCCGCGAGCGCCTTCGACCCCGCGTCGGCCTGCGCGGCGCGGGACTGGTAGCGCGGGTCGCGCCACTGCGCGTCGATCGACGACCACTGCGTCGGGACGGTGTCCATGTTGGACTGCATCGCCATCGCGATCGGCACCAGCCGGCGCAGCGCGGGGGTGAGCTCGCGGATCGTGCCCTCGGCCTCGGCGATGAGCTCGTGCTGGCCGGCGTCGTAGGCCTCGGCGCTGGTCGGGTTCGCGACGTCGGTCAGGGCGACCGACCAGTCCGGCAGCGACAGCTCGCGGGCGAAGGCCTTGGCGTACACGTTCAGCGCCGACAGGTGCGGCGCCGGGGATGCCGCGTCGAACTTCTTCACGTCCGCCCGGGCCAGGGGGTTCTCGTCCTTGAGGAGGTCCTGGTCGTCGGGGATGCCCTTGATCCGACCGAGGCGCTGCATCCACTCGGCCATCGCGGTGCCGTCGGGGTTCTTGAAGATCGACGGGTCCGCACCGAGCATCCAGAACTCGGGGTAGGCGTAGATGTCCATGTGCCCCTCGAGACGCACCAGGGCGCGCACGCCGGCGTCCTGCAGGCCCCGCACGGGGCGGGTGAGCCGGGAGCGGCCCATCGGGCGGCGCAGGCGGGGGCGGTAGACCAGCGGAGCGGCCGGCACCCCGAACTTGTGCTCCGACTCGTCCAGGATCTCCCACTTGCCGCCGTCGATCGCTGCGGCGATCGTGCGGCCGGGCAGTAGCAGCGACAGCGCGGTGATCCGGTTCTGCTCCCCGCGCTCGCGCGCGATCAGCAGGTTGTCGAGCCGGCGCGTGACGGGGTTCCGGTCGCCGGTGGCGTCGACCGCGGAGTAGAAGTGCAGCAGCCCGCCGGGCTCGCGCTCCCCGCCCTTGGAGGCGACACCGAACGACAGCCCGTGCACCAGGGTGTCGGTGATGGCTTGGTCGACCTCGGACTCGACACGGTTGCCGTCCCAGACCTCGCGGAACCCGGAGGAGTCGAGGTCGCCATCGGCCCAGACCATCCGCTCGAGGTTGCAGCGCCGCCCCAGGGCGTCGACGCCCTTGGACGACCAGCCCAGCGCCAGGCCGAGCCGGTAGTACTGCTGCGGGACGACGCCGCCGAACATCTTGCGCATGTTCCGCTCGGCGTCGTAGTACGCGTCGAGCAGCCGGTTCGTGCCCTGGTGCCGGTCGAGCTGCTCCACCAGGTGGTTCAGCGTGCGCTCGTCGTCCTCGTCCAGGCCGGGGAGCCGGATCGTCTGCGAGGTCACGACACCACCACCCCCGCCCGTCGTCCGCTCGATGTCCTGTTGCCGCCGGCAGTGCGCCCGCCGCCCGGGGTGCGACCCGCGCCGGTGGCGCGCTTGTCGGTCACCACCGCGTGCCGGGCGATCGTCACCGCGTCCAGGGCCGTCACGTCGCCGTCCGAGGTGACGGCCTGCCAACCCCAGCCGCCGGCCTGCCCGATCTTCCGCTTGCCGGCGATCTTGACCGCGGCGTCGAGGCCCGGCTGCGCGATGTGGGTCAGCGACCCCTCGTGCACCGCCCGCAGGAACCCGGTGTGCGCGGTGATCGCCTCGTCGGTGGTCATGACGGCCACCCGCCGGCGGGGCACCCCCGCGGTGCGCAGCTCGTTCAGCAGGTCCCCGGCGCCGGCCTTGCCGTCGATCAGGATCCGCCCGAGGTGAGCCCGCGCCGCGAGCCACGCGACCAGCGCCGCGGTGCCGTCAGACGTGCGCGCGACCCCGAGGGCCTCGACGTGCTCGCTGCCGTCCTCCGCCAGGCGGGCGACACCGCACCCCACCCGCTCGCCGTCGGCGGAGAACTTCACGCCGTAGGCGACCGGCCCCTCGGTCGGCGCGATGTCGGCGTCGATCGCGAGGTCGCCCCACTGCGAGGACTTGATGACCGTCGCCGCGGTGTCCTCGTCCCAGACGCCCAGGCCCTCGCGGCGCCACGAGTCGTCGGACTTGAGCTGCGCGCGCAGCCGCGCCACCGACATCGGCGGCGTGCGGTGCGGGTAGGACGGGTTCGCCTTCTTGATCTGCTCAGGGTCGTCCAGGCTCGGGCCGCCAGGCTTGCCGACGTCCGGGTCCGCGGAGCACTCGACGTACAGGGTGTTGCCGGCCTCGGCGACCACGACGCCGTCCGGCTTGGTGGCGAGCGCGTCCTTGCGGCGGTTCGCGAACTCCTCGCCCGGGTCGCGCGGACGCGGCGGGGTGCCCATGAAGAACAGCAGCGCGCCGTGGCGCCACCGTGACTGGTTCGTGGCCGGGACCATGTCCTCGAGGGCGCTCTCGGTGAGGATCTGCGCCTCGTCGAACACCTCGATGTCGACCTCGTCGAAGCCGCGCCCGAAGCCCTGCTCGCGGGCCCCGAACATGATCACCGACCCGTTGCGGAACCGGATCTCCTGCTCGCCGTTCGTGCCCCGGATGCCGTCGTTGCGGCTCGGCTGCAGGTGCTGCTTGACCGCTCGCCGGCGCACCATCGCCTTGAGCGACTCGAACGTCTTGGTCGACGTGCGTCCGCGGTGCGCGGTCCACAGCACGGTGAGGTTCGGGAAGATCGTGCACAGGGCCACCACGATCCGGCCCACGATGAACGTCTTGGCGACCTGCCGCGGGATCGCGATGACCACCCCGCCGACCGTCGCGGCCCACGTCCCGTCCTCGCGCACCCCCAGGATGATCTGCCCCAGGCCGTCCTGCCAGGTGTCGAAGGTGTCGCCGAACTCCCGGCACCGCTCCTCGACCTGGAACCACAGGGTGTCGACGATCCCCTCGGGGATGACCACGTGGCGGGCGACCTCAGATAGCGGCAGCGTCGAACGATCGACGTGGCCCTCCGCCGCCTCCGCGAGCGCCGGGCTGCTCATCGCGCCTCCCTGCCTCGGGCGGCGCCGTGGCCGTGAGCGTCTCGATCTCGTTCAGCACGTCGCGGAACTCCTTGGAGACCGGGACGATCTTGTCGGCGGGGCAGTTCTCGAGCAGCCGGTCGAGCCGGTCGCGGTGGCGCTGCAGGTAGTCCAGGCGCCGGCCGGTGCCCGGGACCTCGAGCGGGGCGGAGATCGCGGGGACCGCCTCGGCGGGCTGTGCGGGCGCCCGGGCGGCCTCGGTCGCAGGGTTGCGCGGCGGGGCCCCGCGGTTCGCGCGGCGTCGGCAGTCGACCGAGCAGTACTTCGCCATCCGGCCCGTGCCCTTCGGCGCCGGCATCGGCCCGCCGCACAGCGCACACCGACGAGGCGGCGGAGTCCGTGACACCGGGCACCTCCTCAGCGCCTCACAGCGCCTCACCCGCGAGCGCCAGCAGGCCGAGCGTGGTCGCGCGGGGCTGGTCCGGCGCGACGAACGCAGCACCCTCCGTCGGATCGTGGTCAGGGTCCGGCTTCGGGACGTTGAACTGGACGGTGACGACGAACCCCGTCAGCAGCGCCGTCGGGTACGGCTCGGCGTCGAGCACCGTGCACCCGTGGTCCTCGGCCGTGCAGTCCGACAGGGCCTGGTCGTGGATCGTGCACCGCAGCGGCCGAATCTCCGGCACCGCCTCGAGCGCCGCCATCAGCGCCTGACCGACCTTACGTCGGAACCTGCGCTCCGCGCGCTCCCCGTCGTCCACGTGCTCGCCCCCCCTCGCACCGAAGCCGCTGACCAGACCGCATGCGACCTGACCTGGAAGAACGCGGACGAAACGCGGACGCAACCCCCCACGGCCCGCGGGGAGAGATCCCGCTATCCCCGGGGGGGCGGGCCCCCTTGGCCCCGAGGGGGGACCCTCCCCACCCCCGCCGCCGGCGCGGCCGGCGGCGGGGGGTCACCAGTCCTGCGAGACGGGGAAGTCGGTCGGCGGGGCGACGGCAACCGGCGCGCGCTCACGGCTGCGTTCGCGGTTCTGCCGGCGACACAGGACCCGGAGGTTGCTGGGGTCGTCCGTCCCGCCGTGCCGGTACTCGACGATGTGGTCGGTCTCGGCCGAGTTGTCCAGCAGCGGCGTGACGTAGTCGAGCTCGACCCCGCACGGGTGGTAGACCCCGGCCTCGTCCGTGTAGCCCGGGCAGTGCGTCAGGCCCTGCCGGCGCGCCCTCGTCAGCACGATCCGGCGAGACCGGAGGTACGCCGTGCTGCCCGTGCGGCTGGCGACCATCTGCGCGCCCCCCGACATGACGAAGGCCCGAACCGTGTCGGTCCGGGCCTTGGCATACCTCTGCACCCGGAAAGTTACACGGCTGTGGTTCCGTCGTCAACGCGGCCGCGACAGGCCCAGACTCACCAGGTCACGGCTGCTCGGCGGCGGTCATGAGCGCGCGGATGTCGCTGACCCGGAACAGGGGACGACCGGCGTCGTTCCGGCCGTAGGGGTGGATCCGGCCGC